CGAAGGCGAAACCGACCTGCTTGTTGACTTTGCTCTGGACGTGTTTAAACAGGGCAATCCGATCCTCGCAACATGGGGACTGTCTGAGTGGGAAAAGCAGTTGAAACTTCCGCCGCTCCCGGAAGGAACACCAATTGAAGCCCGGCGAGCGCGGGTTCTAGCGCGGCATAACATTCCTCCGCTGATCACGCCCGAGGAAATGGAGAAAATCGCAGGAGAATTTACTCGGACCAAGCGTGCAACTGTGGTGGAGTACGGGCGTGAGAAGCGTTTCGAGGTGGTAGTTGAAATTGACGACCTCCTTGATTATGAAAGGCTAGTTGAGACGGTATACGAAATGCGGCCCAAGCATTTGAGCTTTTCGGTTTTGGCCAGAACGAAACCGGAGTCGATAATCGTCTCGGCTTCCGCTCGCTCTTTCGAGGTTGAATATCCCATCTGCGGTATGTTCTACACTGAGGACGACTTGGAAGGCCGTATCTTCCGTGAAGCTGTGGCTGTAGCCGAATCTGCACGCACCCACACGGTGGACTACCCGCTGACCAATACGTTCTACTCTGTTCCGGAATAGGAGGTGAGAACATTGGCAATCGTTCAAAACCGGCTGCTTGAATTGCTTCGGGATGATTTGAACGGCCATGTGGCAAATGCTTTGGTAAACGTCGACGGGCAGGTAAAAACCTACCCCATTTTCAAGACAAGCATCAACGGGATGAAGGTCACCAAATACATCTATTTGGACGACGTGCAAGCCCAGGGACAAATTCAGGCAGCGTCTTTGGTCGATAGCACCGGAAACGCCCTGGCGACGAAACCCCTAAGCATCACAAAAGGCGACAGCGGCTTGCTGATCGCTTTTGAATTTGAAGTAAAAGTGGAGGTGAGCACATCATGAGCTATCAAAAGAATACATGGGTCGACCATATCATCGACCCGAGCACTGGCGAAGTTGTCCAGCAGGGGACAAAGGTAACGGCGAACCGCCTCAACAACCTGGAAAGCGGCGTTGAGAAGGCGCACCAGTTGGTTGAAAGCCTCGCCCAGAGCGTTATCGGCAGCTCTGTCATTTCGGGACTGACCTTCATAGCAAATGGATTGATCGCAAGTTGGACGTCGGGGTCAGCCTACGTGAACGGCGTGCGCTTCGATGTCTCGGCCGGCAGCATCGCGCTGAACCCGACACAGGGCCAATACATTTACCTTGATTCCGACGGTGTGGTCAAAATCACTACGAACCAAGCAACCGCGCAAGCGAAATGCCTTCTTTGGTATTTTGCTACGGATGCCAGCAGCGTAATCACATCCAATGACCGGCGCGCAGTCGTTGACAGTTCCACGTTTGTCAAGCAGACCGAGGTAGCTCCGAATGGAGCAAACAAGATTCCTCGGCTGAACAGCACGGGGAAAGGTGAGTTCTCCATTACCGGTGATGCCGACACCGTGGACGGTAAACACGCCTCCGACTTCGTCCAGCATTCAGAGGTAGCGACAAGCGGTGCCAACAAGGTGCTGCGCCTGGGGGCGGATGGTAAAGCAAATGTGAGCATCACTGGCGACGCGGCCAGCGTGGGAGGTAAAACCGTCGGCGCCGGCCCAAACCAGATCCCGACGCGGGACGGATTCGGGCGGATCGTGGCCGACAAGTTGGCCAACTACAAGGTGACCAAGAGCGGGAAGGACGCTAATGGCATCTTTACGACCGTGGAATACCGCCGTCAGGACGACACACTGTTCATGCGCTCGGTCTTGAGCAACCCAGACGCGAACGGAAACTATCAGACGGACACCTGGACGTATTACGCAGCGGATGGAACAACGCCGGTCGAGACGAAGGTGTGGACGATGACATACGACACGGACGGAGACATTACAAATATTGCGTAGGAGGTGAGAGGATGGACGTAATACAAGTGTTAGCTGCCCACGGGAAAGGTGGAGGCCTTCGTGTTGGACAAGATTTACCCGTCCAAATTTACGAGTTTGTGGACGTTAAAAAAACTATCTGGAGTAAAGCGACGACACACAATATAAATAACGTCCATGCATTGCGGTATCGACAATCAGCTAATGAAATCTATGCTCTTTCTCGAAAAACAAAACAAGTATTCGTACACGATGCTACAACTGGGGTGCTAAAAAGGACAATCAATCTCCCTCTTTCGTCTGATCCAAATTTTGAAATTGCGACGTATGACGATCTGATCGTAACCGAGGACGGGCGTTTGTATATATACGGAAAATCCGGTGAAAGTTATTATGCGGTAGTGGCAGAGGTGAACGCTCAAACAGGGGCGGCGATAAAAAGGGTAAGAAGCACAACAACCGGTTCATCTATAGGTGCATATCACGTCCAACTTATTGGTAACGAAATCTATTTTTGTGTATGGACGGGACATATTGATGTTGCCGATTTAAACCTAAATATCGTTCGTTCACATAGTCTTAATAACTCGGTAGGAAATACGATGTATGGTTGTGACATTGACATTACCAAAGACCGTGTAATTTTCCCGCAGACATCGAATAACGTTGTCGTGATTAAGAATCTTACGGGTTCGTTTGCAAAAAGTATATCGGCAAGCGGATTTAACTGGACATGTTGTTTCACACAAAGTTATGCGGTTGCATGTTTGGGCGGGCAAGTGAAAGTAATTGACCCGATCGCAGGAACGGAGATAAAAACAATTACGGTCACAGGCATTGGACAACCGTGCCAACCTATCGAGATCGCTCCTGATGTTGTTTGCTTACCGTTCCCCTTCGCGACAAATGAAGGCTTTGCTATTGTGGACCTTGTTACCAGCGAAGTTCTCTTCCTGAAAACCTCTCCGAAAGTGGGTACTGGCTCGGATTGGCAAGGAAGGGCGGCGAAAATAGGGGCAGGAATGGTAGCTTGCTTTTTCTCCGGAGAATACGGAGTTTACAAATTAGCAAAACAAATTTTGAAGAGGTGATAAATCATGTTGAAGATTAGATTTTCAAAAATCAGCGAAGACAAAGCGATTGTTACAGTTATTGAATACCAGCACGACGGCCTAACAGATGACAATTCGATGCTGGTTAATTCCATCCCGGAAGAACAACCACAAGTGGGAAAGTCTGGTGTCCTATACGTTAATCCGCGGACCAAAGAATTGTGGTATGAATATTTGGACCGTCCGCTCACGCCAGAGGAAAAGATCGCACAACTGGAAGAACAACTTCGAATCACCCAAGAGGCAGTCGATGCCCTTCTGTTAGGATGAGAAAGGAGGAATAATCGATGGCAAGCAAACTTTATTCCTATTGTTTAATGCGCTGGCAATCTGGCGCATGGGGTGAGGATCAGCTCACCACGGCTGTGCAAAAAGGCTACATCACTGAAAACGAAAAAACGGAAATCATCACCAATCCACAACAAACAACAGAGTAAAATGACGTCTTTTCCACAGCGGGAAGGGCGTTTTTTCATGGGGGCCGCGGCTCCCCATTTTGCATCAAGACTGAGAGCCCGCCCCGAACCGATCGGGGTTAGAAAGAGACAAGTGGGGGAGCACATGGAAGAAACACTTTGGAACACGTTGATTCAGCAAGGTCCGTTCGCTGGCCTTTTCGTTTGGCTCTTGTTTACCACAAAGAAAGAAGCACGTGAGCGGGAACAACGCCTGCAGGACATCCTGGAGAAGTTCTCGGAGAAATACGATCTGGTCATCGAGCGGCTTGACCGTATGGAAGACCAACTGAGGAGGTAACGCCATGCAGATTACCGACATGCTTCTGACAAACAAAAACGCGCGCCCCGGGACCAAGATTACCCCCCGGGGCCTTGTCATCCACTGGACGGCCAACGAGGGCAAAGGCGCGAACGCTGTGGCCAACCGCAACTACTTCAACAAGCCTACAACTGAGGCAAGCGCGCACTACATCGTGGACGACAAGCAAATCGTACGCTGCCTGCCCGAAAACGAAATGGCCTACCACGTCGGCGCCAAGCAGTACAAACGGGAGGCGGTAGCCAAGTTGAGCAGCTATCCGAACAACTGCACGATTGGGATTGAGATGTGCGTCAACGCGGACGGCAACTTCCAGGAAACGTACCGCCGCACGGTGGAGTTGGCCGCCGACATCCTGAAGCGGTATGGATGGGGAGTGGACAGGCTGTGGCGCCACTTCGACATCACCGGAAAGAACTGCCCGGCCTATTTTGTGTCGGATGACTTCGCACGGAAGTACACCGGACTGACAGCGGCGCAAGCCTGGGCGAAGTTCAAGGAAGATGTTCAAAAAAATTTAGTCACAGAAAATCCACAACCAGCACAAAAACCTGTGGATAAGGTTTCCGTAGAGATCAATGGCTGCCGCCTGCCGGTCCAGGGTTACCTCCGAGACGGAGTATCCTGGTTGCCGATCCGAGCTGTGGCCGATGCTTCCGGCGGCAAGGTGGAATGGTGTGCAACTACTAAGCAGGTCCGCGTGAACGGAAAAGACGTGACGGAAATCATCGAGAACGGCACGTCCTACGCGCCGGCCCGAGAGATGGCTGCAGTCCTTGGCTTGGCGGTCGAGTGGTGCAGGGAAACGAAAACCGTGAAACTGAAGAAAGGATGTGCGTGACATGAAGAAAGAGGGAAACACTGTAGTACTGATCACTGGCCTGCTGGGCGCCGCCAAACTGGCGCTGGAGGCGTTCGGTTACTCGATCATCACGGACGAGCAGATCAACGCGATTGCGAACGGCGCTGCTGCCGTGGCCACCGTGGTAGCGGCCTTCTTGAACAACCGTAAACCGAAAGCAGAGTAAAAACAGCAGCCCTCTGGCGACGAACCGCCAGAGGGCTTTTTTTAATAAGGAGTATAAAAATCGACGAAAAATACAATAAACATGATAGAAGTAATGGAGAAGAAAACATCTCCAATAGAGAGCTGATTTTTGAGTTGCTTCTTGAAGAAAGGCAAGAAGCCAATTGTATATCGTTGAACAAAGAACAGCAGTCCAAAAACGCAGAAGAAGGTACCAATCACGGACACTGTATTCAAAAACACATCCATGGGTTAACATCCTTTCTGCTTTTGCGATTAAGCATAGTATATACCAAATGATCATTTTTCAGAAGCGTCATTTTGCTCATTTGTTGCCTCGACAGCCTTCAAAAGATCGACCAATTCCGCAGGAGCTTTAACTTCTAAATGTTCCATGTAGGTTTTTAATAATAAGTCTCTATGTTCACGAGCTTGTTTCCTATCTAGGAATTCGGATATTTCATGGAGCGCACCATTCAGTTGAATTTCGATCGGCTCAAGACCAGTAAACGAGGGCATCGGTATTTTAACACCCCCACCTAATGTACCCACAATAAGGAAACCTAAAATGCCTAAAGTGAGTACAGTTCCTTTAAATGTTATTTTACCGGGCGATGATACATTGACCTTAATTTCAATCTCATTAAGATTGATATTGAATTTCTTAGTTTCTTTTGAGAATTCTTCCACTAGTTGAATAATCTCATTCCCCATACGGTAAAAATCGGTGAATGGAATACTATCTTCTTTTTTCACTTCTAAGACTAAATGTGCCTCATTCCCCCTGATATAAAAATTGTGGATATGACTTTCGATTGAATCAGCGTAATTGTTCGCTTCAGAGATTGTATGTTGGGCATGCTGAATCAACTTAAATAATTCCTTATCTACGTCCCACTTATGTAAAGTTTTCAACCATTTAACTCGTCTTCTTTTTTGATATGGACACAATCGTGGATTCGCTTCTAATTCCGCTTCTGTAACTACTTGTATATAAGGGGGTTCATCCATGATTTCACCAATTGAAAATTCACTCGAAGCATAACTCGTGATAATCACAATATCTCCAGGCTTAATCACTTGGTGAAATATCCGTAACTGATTTGCTGTACGACCGGGTTTCTTTTTTTCCGGATACGCTTGTTTAACTTTTTGAGTTAATTCAGAAAAATTCAGTGCTTCTATGTCATCAAAGGTAATAGAATCCCAGTTGATTGCAATGAATCCACCTGTTTTAAAATCGCGATAGTATCTACCTCCCTGAGTCCTAACAAGCCAGTATTGTTTTTCTTTT